CTTACAGTACAAGCAACCGGTGAAAACTCGGGAACTTGGGGTCAAATCACAAATACAAACTTACTTATTTTAGAACAAGCTATCGGTGGCTTTACAACTTTTAACTTAACTAACGCTAATAGATCATTAACTTTTACTAATGGTGCCGTATCAAATGGTAAAAATGATGTTATTAAATTAACAGGTACTTTATCAGGAACTAGAACTGTTTCTATTCCGGATGGAGTAGAAAAAGTTTATAACGTACAAAATGGTTGTGACCACGCAGGAAATACTTTAACTTTTAAAACATCTTCAGGTACAGGTGTCCTTTTATGTGAAGGAAATAATTATGTATTATATTCTGATGGAACTAATGTAGTAAAATTATCTGAGCAAAGAAACTGGAGAGTAGTTTCTGCAGCTGAAACAGTTCAAGCTGGCGCTCAACTTTTAGTAAACACAAATGGTGGAGCAGTGACAATCACACTACCTGCGTCTCCTGCCACAGGCGATGAGGTTTCATTTGTAGATCAAGGATACGATTTTGATAGTAACGCATTGACTGTTGGTAGAAACAGTTCTAATATAGCTAATGCAGCAGCAGATTTAGTTGTAAATACTCAAGGTGCTGGTTTCTGTTTAGTGTTCTCAGGAGATGCTACAACAGGTTGGACATACAAGGAGAAATAGAATATGGCAAATTACGAAGCAACAAAATACAATTTTTCTGGAGCGGATCTTACAGGTATCGAAGGAATTCCTACAGCTACTATTGTGCCATGGTCTGCATCTTCAGTGCCAACAGGTTTTTTAGAGTGTAACGGAGCAAATGTTTCAAGATCAACTTACGCTGCATTATTTGCAATTGTAGGTACAACTTATGGAGCTGGCGATGGTGCATCTACTTTTGGTTTACCTGATCTACAAGATAATGTAGCAATGGGTAAATCTGGAACTAAAGCTTTAGCATCAACTGGTGGAGCAAATACTGTAGCTTCAACTGGAAATGTTGGAGGTTCTACAGCGAACGCAACTTTATCAACTGCTCAACTTTCAAGTCACAATCACTTGATTGTAGGTCAACCTTACGGAAATGCTGGAAATGCATATAATAATGGTGCGATGGGTGGTGGACAATATACAGGAAACAGAGGAGATGGCGGAGCGCACTCACACAATATGAGTGCTACATTTAGTGGTGATGCAACTTCTGTTTTACAACCTTATTTAACAATAATATACGTAATAAAAACTTAGGAGAAAAAATGGCGAGTAAAGGAAATTGGGCAGTAGTAATGGATGATAAAAAAATTACTAAGAATTATGCAGAAGGTGCTTCTGAAGGTATTGCTTTTATAATTAATGACGATGCTTTTTGGAACGATGCTAAGTTTTCTAATATTTGGGCTATCCAATATGGAACATCCGTTTCTTCTGATGAGGTAGAGTATAGAGATACTACACCTCATACATCTTATGCTGATGCTAATCTTGGAGATATTAGCCAGTTTTCTAGTAGATGGGATACAATGTATTTAGCAAAAATTCAGTCAGATTGGGATAACAATATTTTATATGATAGTGAAAATAATGTTGTATCTGAAACTGAAGCTGAGAAAATCGCTAGATTAGGTGCTAGACCTACATCTTATTCTTCATAATCTTCTATAAATAAAGTAGCACTATATCTTCTTAAGTTAGGAATATTACTTGCATGTGGAGAGTGATAATGATTTGAGGGAAACATAACAGCCCTATTTTCTCTAAATCCTATATGTGTATCTAATTCAAGATTTTCTCCTTCTTTGTGATAAAAAACAGTTCCATTCGTTACTGATGTAGGTCCTTTTAACATAACAAGTATGTTTGCTATTCCTGCCCCATCATCTTTGTGTGGTTGAAAATGATCTAGATTTCTAATATCTAAACCAGACCCTATTTGAATTTTTTTAATTTTAATTTTAAATTTTTTCTCTGCTTGTTTAACAAATGTTTCTGATAATTTAGGATCGTCTTCAAAATAAAATCTACTACCATAATAGTTTTCTCTGATTTTTTCAGTAGTATGATCAAAAAAAGTAGGAGTAAATTTTAAATTAGTTAACATGTGATGTTGTATTTGTTTTAAAGTTTTATCTTCAAAAAAGTTATCTATAATTTTAATCATTGATTTAAAAAACAATTAATTGAGTATCTTGTACCTTTTGTAATAGGTTCGGTTCCATGAATCCAAATAGGCTCAGCTGGAAACAACATAGCCTCCCCTGTTTTTAAGGAATCTTTTATATTACCATTAAAAAATCTAAATTCCCCTCCTTCATAATCTTCATTTAAATTTAATGTACAAGACGCCCTGGTATAACTACCTACGTCTGTATGGTCTTTTATAAATTGTCCTTCTTTATATTTAATTATTCTTATATTAGATGATTTACCTATTAAATAACTGTTAAAAGTAGAACATATATTTTGTTGAATGTGTAATACATAGTTAGTTATCATAATACTTATATATCTTTTTGATAATTCTAAAGGTTCTTGAAATTTTTTATTTGTTAAACTAGCTTCAGAAAGATTAATACATTTATAGTTATCTTGTTCATTTGTATTTGTTTTATATTTATAACTACTTTCTGAAAAAGCAGAATCGTTATTGCTTTCATAAAAATCTATAAAGTATTTACACACGTCTTTAGGGACTAAATTTTTTATATGAAATTTAAGATCTGTTATTTTATAATCAAAAGACATTATCTAAGTAATAACCAAGAAGTTAAAATGTATTTTTTTCCGGACAAAGGTGGATTACCTCTATGAACATATGGAAATCCAGCTGGCCAAATTACTATTCTACCTGTTTTAGGTTTTACTCTTTTAGAAAAGTGTAAGAATTCTGTTTCTCCACCTTCTTCTACATCATTTAAATACACAGAAAAAACAAAAGCTCTAGGTTCATTATTAAATCCTCTACTATGTTCTAAATGCCAAACATGATAACCTTCCGTTGGTAAAGTTTTTTGTATCTTCATAGTGGTATAAAAAAATTCATCTATGTCATAAGCAGCTTTACATCCTGAATGTGTTTCGTAATGGTTCCAAGCTATATCTAAATTAGCCATTAAACCTTTTAGCTCTGTCCACCAGGCGTCTATATTAGTGCCATTCATAAAAAATTGCTGATCTTGTTTTTGTAATATAGATGCTTGTTCAAAACCTATTCTATTAACTGTTTGATTAAACTTGTCTTTATCTTCAAATAATTTTATGGCGTTATCACATAATTCTTTGGGAATATAATTATCAAAAACACCAATGAAATTGTCTATATTCATTTTTTTATCTTCCATTTTTCTGCATCCTTTCTATTTTTTTGTTAAGTGAAAAATGTTTTTCGGAATCAAAATTACAAACTAAAGAATATCTATTTGCTTCCCCGGTATGTTCATCACAACCATGTGATACTAAAGGTGGGAATATATAATAGTCTCCAGCTTTTGGAGTTATAGTTATATTTAATTCTGGTAGAATTAAATCACAACCATCTGTTAAATATAAAATAACATGAAAAGTTTTATGAATATGAACATTTATACTATCTCCCTTTTTAATTTCATTACCCCAAGCGTCCATAATTAAAGATTTTTCTAAAAAATATGCAAAGATTTCGGGATGAGTAGTTTGATGTTTATTAATTAAATATGTAAAATAGTCTTCAAATAATTTATTACCAATAAAATATTTCCAATTAGTCATTCCACCTTTTACTGCTGTATAATTATCCATCTCAGGGTCTAGATTGTTTTTAATTTCTAAGATCATATTATGAACTTTATCAGGAAAAGGGTAGTGACCAAATATAATATTAACAGTTCTAGGATATGTAATATTTAAACTGTTTGCGGTCTGATTTAACTTATCATTTTTATTTATTAATTTAATCATTTAAAATATTTTTCCATTTTGCCATGTCCATAAATAATTAGAATTCAATATTCTATTGTAAATATAATAATCTAATTCTAAATGTTTTATTATTTCTTCTTTATCTAAATTTAATTCTATATCGTTGCTTGCCTTATTACAATGTTCAGATTTATTAAAATGCATCTTCATAAAAACATTTAAATCTTTTAGCTGAATATACCAATTTATGTGAGTATTTATTAAATATGATATTTGAGAAGATGAATGATTTAAATTACCGTTTTGTCCTTCTTGATTATGTACAAGGCTATTAAATGTAGATTTATAATCTATGTTTTTAATATCTAAATTTTGTCTGTTTAAATCATATTTTAAACCTGAAACAAATCTTTCATAAGGTTCTCTTATTACTGTCCATCTAACTTTATTTAAATTTACTCTGTTTGTTACTATTGGATTGAGATTATTGATACAATCTATAATACTGTGTGTGCCATTTTTATGGATTAACAGGTACTGAAACTTGTCTGTTTCATACATTTCTATGTTTTGAAATAACATTTTCTAACTTTCATTCTCTAAAAAACTAATATATAAGCTACTATATGCTACAAAAATTAAATTTCAAGCCCGGTTTTAATAAGCAAGACACAGAATCAGGGGCCGAAGGCCAATGGACAGATGGTGATTTTGTTAGATTTAGATACGGTCTGCCTGAGAAAATAGGTGGCTGGTTACAATTAACAGCTGGTGGTAAGAGTTTACCTGGTGCTGGTAGAGCACAAGTTGCATTCTCTAGTTTTGCAGGTGAAAAATATGCAGCCATTGGAACATCCCAAGGTTTATTTTTATATTATGGTAATGACTTTTACGACATTACCCCTTTAGACACTGCAATCACAGGCGGAACTTTAACAACTGTTAATGGTTCTAGCACTATAACTGTCAATAAAGGATCGCATGGATTATTAGTTGGAAGATACGTAACCCTATCTGGCGTAACGGTAACAGGAGCTAGTGGTTATACGGCTTCCGATTTACAAAAAGTATATGAAATTTTAACCGTTCCTGACATAGATAAATTTACTGTTCAAGCAGCAACAGTTGAAACAGGATCAGGTATGAGTGCTGCAGGTGCAGTAACTGTTAATCCTTATGTAATAGTTGGACCAACTAATCAAACAACAGGTTATGGATGGGGTACATCTACTTGGAACGTTGAAACTTGGGGCACGGAACGATCTACAAGTTCTGTGGTACTGGATCCAGGAAACTGGAGTCTAGATAATTTTGGTCAAGTATTAGTTGCAACTATATTTAATGGTGAAACCTTTACATGGAACGCAGGTGCATCAAATGCTAGAACTATTAGAGCTTCAAAATCAACCTCTGGTTTTTCTACTTCAGCTAATCCTACAGCCTCTAGATTTACCTTGGTATCAGATAGAGACAGACATTTATTTCACTTTGGAACAGAGACAACTATAAGTGATCCTACTACACAAGATCCAATGTTTGTAAGATTTTCTAATCAAGAAGATTTAAATACTTATACACCAACAGCAACCAATACTGCTGGTACATTTAGATTAGATACGGGAAACGAGATAAGAGCTGCACTTCAAGGTAAAGACTATGTCTTTATCCTAACAGATAATGCAGCTTATGTTATTCAATTTGTTGGTCCACCTTTTACATTTAGTGTCAGACAGGTGGGTACTAATTGTGGATGTATTGGTCAACACGCAGCTACCTATGTTAATGGTATTGTATTTTGGATGGGTTCTCAAGGTGGATTTTTTGCATTTGATGGTACAGTAAAATCATTACCTTGTCTTGTAGAAGATTTTGTATTTAGCACAGACGGCACTAACCTTGGATTAAACTTTAATGCAAGTGATGTTATTTTTTCTGGTTCTAATAATCTATATACAGAAGTTAATTGGTTTTATCCAAAAGCTGGATCTACGCAAATTGATAGATGCGTAACTTATAATTATGCTGAAAACTGTTGGACAACGTCATCACTAGATAGAACAACGTATGCAGATCAAGGTGTATTTGATAACCCTTATGCAACCGATTATGATGATACCGCAACACCAGTGTTCCCCGATATTCTTGGCATTACTAATAAATATGGATCTAGTATTTACTATGAACATGAGGTTGGCACTGATCAAGTTAATAGCGTTGCAACCACAGCCATCCCTGCCTTTATAAGATCTGGAGATTGGGATATTACCTCTAGACGTAGTGCTCTTGGTCAACAAACAGGTGTTGCAGATTACAGAGGGGATGGTGAATTTTTTATGGCTGTTAGAAGATTTATACCTGATTTTAAATATCAAACAGGAGATGCACAGATTACTTTGTTTGTAAGTGCATATCCAGATGACGTGGCTGTTAGTTCTCCACTAGGACCCTTTACAGTTACTGCAGCAACTGATAAGATAGATACCCGAGCTCGAGGTAGATTACTGTCTGTTAAGATAGAAAACGATGGCACAGGTGAAACCTGGAGATATGGAACACTAAGATTAGACGCACAACCAGACGGTAGAAGATAATGAACATTTACGACGTGCCACAATTACAACAATATTTGAATCCAGGTATTGATCCTAGAGCTTTTCAAAGTGTATTTCCTACGAATGCTCCGTTTGACCCTAGACCTTTTCAAAGTGTATTTCCTACAGATGTTCAAGCAGGAATCCCATCAACATCTGCAGCTTTTTCTTTTCAAGATTTTTATAATCCTATTTATGATCCATATAATCCAGAAAAAGATGATGAACAGGTAGATTCTATAGGCAACAGACCTAATAAAATTCAA